AAAGTATAGTTACCCTAAGAGTAGATACGAGTCAGGCGACTAGAGCGTTAAAGGGTGTTCAGAATCAAACTAATACTTTAAGTAGAGCCGTTGGCGGTTTAAAAACAGCTTTTGCGGGCGTAGGTTTTACTCTTTTAGCAAAACAAGCTATAAATGCGTCGGCTAATTTTAATAAATTAAATCTGCGTTTAAGTCTTTTAACAAAAGCTACTGGGCAATTTGCAGAAGCTCAAGCTATTGCTACCGAAGGACAAAAACTTTTTGGAATGAGTGCAACTGAAGCTTTAGAAGGAGTAACTAATATAACAGCTAGATTAGCTCCTTTAGGCGTTAGTTTAGAAGATATAAGACAAACATTTTTAGGCTTTAATACTGCCGCTAAATTAGGTGGTGCATCTACTATGGAAGCAACTGCCGCTTTTAGACAATTAGCTCAAGCTTTAGGTTCCGGAAGATTAGCCGGCGATGAATTTAGAAGCGTATCGGAACAAGTTCCCTTAATATTAAAACCGTTATCGGAAGAATTAGGCGTATCTACCGGCGAGCTTAAAAAGTTAGCGGCTGAAGGAAAACTTACTAGCGACGTCGTAATTAGAGCTTTAAGTAAATTATCAGAGGAAGGGCAAACAGATTTAAAAGCTATTTTGGAGGCCGACCCTACGCAAGTATTTAAAAATTTAAGTAACGCGGGCGAAGCTTTAAGTATTTCTATCGGAAATATGCTTAGTCCGGCTGTTATAGGAGCAACTAAAGCATTGACGGCCTTAATAAAAACCTTAAGCGATTTCTTAAATACCGAAGCAGGGCAAGTAACCGCTATTTTTACGGGAACAGCTTTGGCCGTAAAAGCATTAACAGTGGTCGTACCTTTAGTAACGGGAAAACTTGTAAGTTTAGCTGCCTCTTTTCAAATAGCGGCGGCAAACTCTTTTCTAGCAAGTACCGGTTTAAAAGGCGTGGCAGCTTCTAGTTTTATAGCTGCGGGTGGTTTAACAAATGCGGCTATAGCGGCTCACGCTTTAAAAATTGCTTTAGCTACCACCGGTATAGGTTTATTAGTAGTTGGTTTAGGTTTCTTAGCTACGGCTTTCTTAAAAGCAAATAATGAGATGCAAACATTTAATACTTTATTAGAATCTGGTTCTGTTGCCGATATTGATGCTCAACTAAAAGCTACTAAAGATAAAGTTGACGAACTAAAGTTTGCAATTAGTGAAGTTGAAGGTGGTGGAACTCAAGGTAAAGCAACAAAATTAAGACTAGGCAGAGATTTAGAAAAAGCTAATGAAGAACTAAATAAATTACAAACCGCTTTAGATGCCGCAGAAGCAAGACAACTAACTAATGAATTTAATATTCAATTAGATACTTTAAAAGAACAAAATAAACAACTAACTAATAGTGTCATAAGGTCTCAGCTTAAAACCGAAGAAGAGCAAAAAGCTTTTGATTTAGAAACACAAATAGCTGAAATAAGAAAACAATTTAGCGGTGAAGAAGAACAAAGATTAGTAAGTTTAGCAAAACAAAATCACGAATTAAAACAACAAGAAGATCAAATAAAAGCAAACGCCGAAGCCGCTAAAAATTTAGATAAAGTTTTTGAAGAAATAGGAAACTCTATAGCTACGGGAGTTTCAGATGCTTTAGTAGATGCTGTTATGCAAACTAAATCGTTAGCCGAAAGTGCAAAAGCTTTATTAAATGATATAGCTAGACAATTTTTACGACTTGGTATTAATACAGCGTTATCTACTTTAGGTGGACCGTTTGCCTCTTTACCTACTTTTGCTACAGGTGGTCGACCTACCGTTGGTCAAGCCGCTTTAATCGGGGAAAAAGGTCCCGAACTTTTTGTTCCTTCCGTAGCGGGAACAGTTATTCCTAATAATAAACTAGGTGGCGGGGGTGCCGTAACAATTAATGTCAGCGTAGACGCTACCGGAAGTAATGTTGAAGGAGATGAAGAAGAGGGTCGGGAGTTAGGTCGCCTTATAGCGGCGGCAGTACAATCTGAAATAGTTCAACAAAAACGTGCCGGAGGTTTACTTGCATAATGGCTACTTTTCCTTCAATACAACCTACATACGGAACTAGAAAAAATAATGCACCGGTTACTAGAACCGTTAGATTTGCCGACGGTTATGAACATAGAATTATGTTTGGATTAGCCCAAAACCAAAACCCTAAAATATTTAATTTAACTTTTAACGTTAGCGAAACAGATGCCGATACTATTGAAACTTTCTTAGACGCTCGTGCGAACGACCAAGAAAGTTTTGATTTTACGCCACCGGAAGATTCTGCTAGTAAATTTGTTTGCGATAAATGGTCTAAAAATATCTATACAAAAGATCGTGCCACTATTACCGCTACTTTTCGGGAGGTTTTTGAGCCATGAGTACAGGCCCTATTATTAGTGATTTACAAAAAATAAATCCCTCTTCGATTATAGAACTTTTTACTTTAGAAACTACTTTAGCCTTACACGGTTCCGCTCAAACTTATAGGTTTCATAATTGTACAAGTTTAAATAATAACGGCGATGTCGTTTGGGCCGGTAATACTTATATAAAACTTCCTATAAAAGCTGAAGGTTTTGCATATCAAAGAGGACAACTACCACGCCCGACCCTTACAGTATCAAATGCTCTAGGAACTATAACTGCTATTTTATTAAACGTTAACGCCGTTACGGTCGGCAATGATCTGACCGGAGCGACCGTTACCAGAATTAGAACCCTCGCCCGCTACCTTGATAATATAAATTTTCCCGTTACTACAACCACATCCACCTCGACCGAAACTATCGCAGACCCTGCCGACGCGGAAACGGTAACTTACACTGTAACGGTTGCGAATGTCGGAGGTATAAATATATTTCTTTTAAACGGTGTAAATAACCCTGTTATAACTATGAAACGTGGGTCTACTTATATTTTTAACCAAGAGGATAATTCTAATAGTGGCCACCCTTTAAGAATTAAATCAGATGCCGGAGGTCAGCAAACAACTACTAACGCCGGTACTGCCGGAAGTGCCGGAGCTACCGTTACTTATCAACCCGCCTACCCTTCCGCTCCTAGTGATTTGAGATACTATTGCACCGTACACGGAAACGCTATGGGTAATACTATTACTATGAATAATCCTAATACCACTACGCAAACTACTACTACTACATCTACACAACAGGTAAATAATTTAGGAACGCCGGACCCTACAGCAGAGTTTCCCCGCGAAGTTTATAAAATAGATAGAAAAGCTAGTGAAAATAGAGAGGTAGTTACTTTTGAACTCGCCGCCGTTTTCGACCTAGCCGGTATAAGAGCTCCAAAAAGACAATGCACGAGAGCCGACTTCCCCTCGATAGGAACTTTTATAGCATGACTTGGAAAGAGGAAGCACTCGCTCATGCGAAAGACCAAGACCCTAAAGAATCTTGCGGCCTTTTATTAAATATAAGGGGCAAAGAAAAATATTTCCCTTGCGGTAATTTAAGTCAAACCGCTCACCAATGTTTTATCTTAGACCCCGAAGATTATGTAAAAGGAGATAATTTAGGCGATATTATTGCGATAGTTCATAGCCACCCCGTAACTCCGCCCGTTCCTAGTCAGAGCGATAAAGTTGCTTGCGAACAAAGTGGTTTGAAATGGTATATAGTAAACCCTAAAACAGAAACTTGGGGTAGTTTAGAACCTACCGGATATAAAGCTCCCCTAATAGGTAGAGAGTGGGCGTGGGCGGTTAACGATTGCTACACGCTAGTTAGGGACTTTTATAAAGAAGAATTAAATATAAATTTAAAAGATTGGGAAAGACCTACAACTTTAGAAGATTTTAATAAAGACCCTATGTTTGAAAGGTGTGCTTGGAGAACAGGTTTTAGAGAATTAAGGCCCGACGAAAAACTTAAATATGGCGACCTTTTATTTATGTCTATTTTAACTTCGGGTTTAAATCATGTGGCAATTTTTTTAGACGGCGATGTTTTACATCATTTAACCGATAGACTAAGTTGTATAGAGCCTTACTCGGAGTGGCTTTTAAAATGTACCGGCAAGAGGTTACGTTATGTTGCGTAAAATAAAACTTTACGGAGAGTTAGCCAATTTTGTTGGTCATAAAGAGTTTGAAGTAAAAGTAGAGACTTTAAGTCATGCCGTAAGTTTTTTAATTAATAATTTTGCCGGAATAGAAGAATATATGAACCCTAAATATTATCAAGTAAAAGTTGGTAATTATTCGATAGACGAAACTGAAATACACCACCCTATAGGACAAGAAGATATACATTTTGTACCGGTTATACAAGGTGCCGGTCGAGGTTTAGGAAAAATATTATTAGGCGGTGCATTAATAGCTTTATCTTTTGGTGTCGGGGGTGTTTTTTCTCAACCTTTAATTCAATCAGGTACTTTTAGTTTTGCGGCCGCCGGTTTGGGAGCTAAAGCCGCTTTTGGTATAGGTGCCGGACTTTTATTATCCGGCGTTAGTGATATGTTATTTCCGGTTCCAAAACTACCGGATTTTAATAGCGAGCAAGACCCTAGAATATCTTTTAATTTTAGTGGTACACAACAAACTACGAGGGCGGGTACTCCGGTTCCTTTAGTTTATGGAGAAATTTTTACCGGCTCGGTTGTGATAAGTGGGGCTGTAGATACTGAACAGGTGAGAGCATGACTAAAAAAATTATTAGAGGTTCCGGAGGAGGAGGTTCTCCGCCACCACCACCTCAACCGACTAGAACTCCCGATACTTTACATAGTAGGCAGTTTGCAACTTTTTTAGATTTGATAAGTGAAGGCGAAATCGAAGGTTTTGCATCTGCATCAAAAGAAGGGTTAACTAAAGGAACTACGGCTTATAATAACGCCGCACTCAAAGATGTTTTTCTTAACGACACTCCCGTTCTAAGATCGAACGCAAACTCTGCGAGTCCCACCGATGTAGATTTTAATTTTAAAGACGTAGATTTTACGCCCCGTTTTGGTACGAGTAATCAAACTAAAATAGCGGGTATAGAAAGTAGCTCCTCAGTAACAGGCGTAGGCACTACCGTTACGGTTTCGGCTCCGGTAACTAGGCAAATTACTAATAGTAATGTCGACGCGGCTAAAATAACAATAACTTTTCCGCAAATTCAAGAGGCTACCGATAAAGGAGATTTATTAGGTTCTAGTGTTCAATTTAAAATATCTGTTCAATATAATTCGGGAGGTTTTACCGACGTTATTACCGATACGGTAACGGGCCGAACCGCAGACGCTTATCAAAGAGATTATCGCGTTAATTTAACTGGTGCTTTTCCGGTAGATATAAGGGTTTCTAGAATTACTCCGGATAGTACAAACTCATCTTTAATTAATGCTTTTCAGTGGACAAGTATTGCCGAAATAATAGACGACTCTAATACCTACGCTAATAGTGCGTACGCCGCTATAAGGTTGGATTCAATGCAGTTTGGGTCTATCCCACGCCGTAAATTTAGAGTTAGAGGTATTAAAGTGCGTATTCCGGCGGCGGGAGCGAATGGTTCTGGTACACCGACGGTCGATGCTACGACCGGAAGAATAGTTTATCCAGACGGCTACGTTTTTAACGGAACTCTCGGTGCGGCGGTATGGACATCTTGCCCCGCTATGATTTTATTAGACCTTTTGACTAATAGTCGTTATGGTTTCGGCGACCATATAAGCGATAGTAATTTAGATTTATTTTCGTTTGTAACGGCTAGTAAATTTGCAAATACTTTAGTTAGCGACGGTTTTGGTGGGCTAGAGGCGAGGTTCTCATGCAATGTAAATATTCAAGGCTCGGGCGAGGCCTTCGACCTTATAAATGAATTATCCGGCGTTATGAGATGTATGCCTATTTGGACCGCCGGAAGTATAAGCCTTAAACAAGATAGCCCTGCGTCGGCAAGTTATTTATTTAACCTGAGTAATGTGACGAGCGGGGGGTTTAACTATAGCGGTAGTAGTTTAAAACAACGACATAGTGTAGTTTCCGTTTCTTATTTCAACATGGACACCCAAGAAATAGATTTTGAAGTCGTAGAAGATGCTAACGCTATAGCTAAATTTGGTTCGATAATAAAACAAGTAAAAGCTTTTGCGTGTACTTCTAGAGGTCAAGCGGCCCGTTTAGGAAAAGCAATATTATTTGCAGAGCAAAATGAATCAGAGGTGGTTACTTTTTCTACTTCTATAGATAGCGGCGTAGTAGTAAGACCGAGTGCAGTTATAGCTATCGCAGATCCTGTTAGAAGCGGTTTAAGACGCGGGGGTAAAATTGCTTCGGTAACTTCTACAACAGTTCTTACAGTTGATAATTCAGCTAATACGGACTTACCTACGACTAATAATCCAGTTTTAAGTGTAATTATGCCGGACGGCACTATAGAAAGTAAAAATATTAGCTCCGTAAACGGTGCGACTATAACGGTTTCTTCTGCTTTTTCCCAAACACCAAACGTTAATGCTAATTGGATTATTTCAAACGATACGGTTGAATCTCAACTTTATAGGGTTATAACGGTCGAAGAAGTTGACGGAATAAATTATACGATTACTGCTTTATCTTACGTTAATGAAAAATATGCGTTTATAGAAGACGGAGCCTCTTTACCTACAAGGACCGTAAGTATTTTAAATGAATTAAAAGACCCCCCTAATGCTTTACAAGCTGAGGAAAAATTAGTCGTTATAAATAATCAAGCTGTAAGTAAATTAATTATTAGTTGGCAACCTATTACCGGTGTTACCCAATATCAAGTTAACTATAGATTTAATAATGGTAATTTTGTTTCTAACACCGTTTCTAGCCCTGATTTTGAAATATTTAATACGTCTATAGGAACCTATGAAATAGAAGTTTTTAGTTTTAATACGGCTTTAGAATTATCGGCTACTTCTACTAATTTAACTTTTAACGCGGTAGGAAAAACTGCGGTTCCTAGTAACGTTACGGGTTTGTCGGCGGAACCTATTAATGAAAAATTAGTAAGGCTTCGTTGGAATTTAGCGACCGATCTGGATGTGACGCACGGTGGCCGAGTGTATGTAAGGCATTCTCCGCTAACAAATGGCAACGGCACCTTTTCTAATAGTACCGATCTTATAGAAGCTTTAGCCGGAAATACTACAACAGCGGAAGTCCCTTATCTAGAAGGCGAATATATTTTAAAGTTCCGTGATGACGGCGGAAGATTTAGTGCCGGTGAAACAAGTGTAATTATTGATCTACCGGATAACCTCGCACCTCTAATAGCTCAAACTAGACGCGAAGATTTAGATAGCCCTAAGTTTCAAGGAGCAAAAAATAATGTTTCTTTTGATGCAACTACTAATAGTTTAAATTTAGCGGGCGGAGGTAATTTTGACGATATAACGGATTTTGATGCCGTAGGTTCTTTAGATGATTTTGGTGGCATATTACCTCTAGGAACCTATGATTTTGGAGGAACTGCCGGTGGCGATACTTTAGATTTAGGTGGAGTATTTAGTTTAGATTTGAAACGTCATTTTTTAACCGAAGCTTTTTATCCTTCCGATTTGTTTGATTCTAGAGGTTTGATAGATGATATGACCGACTTTGACGGTGCTACCGCTACGGAAGTCAACGCCGAAATGTTGGTACGTGTAACGCAAGATAATCCTTCCTCCGGCTCGCCAACTTATACAGATTTCCAAACTTTTGCCAACGGTACTTATAAAGGAAGAGGATTTCAATTTAGGGCAAAACTTACGAGTGACGATGTAGCCCAAGATATAAAAGTATCGCAACTAGGTTATACGGCATCTATACAAAGAAGAACTGAACAAGGTAATTTAACGGCAAGCGGAGCGGGTCCAAAAAATATTACTTTTCAACACCCGTTTTTTGTTGGAACAAGTTCTATTTTAGGTGCCAACAGTAATTTACCTTCGGTTGGTATAAATGCACAAAATATGGTTAGTGGAGATTACTTTTTAGTAACCAATGTATCATCTACTGGTTTTACCGTAGAATTTAAAAATAGTTCAAATGCTTCAATAGATAGAAATTTCACATATCAGGCTGTCGGTTTTGGTAAAGGCTGATAAAATAAAATAAAACATTCCGTAAAATGGCTGAACACGATTTTATAATTGATAACGGAACGGGGAGTGCGGTTAGAACTGACTTAAATAATTTATTTCAAGCGATAGCGTCTAATAATAGTAAATCTGGAGCTTTAACTACTAACTACGCATATCAGTGGCACGTTGATACATCTGACGGAAACCTAAAAATTAGAAACGCTGCAAATAATGGTTACGTTACGATTGGTCCCGTAGCTACTACTGCTTTCGGTTTAGCACCTTTAACAGGTGGTACTTTTACGGGAAAAGTAATTCATAACTATACGTCAAGTTTAACTGTACCAAGCGGAACTACCGCACAAAGAGACGGTTCCCCTGCCGTTGGAATGTTTCGACATAATAGTACTTTAAATCAGTTTGAAGGATATAATAACGGTGCGTGGGGTGCTATAGGCGGAGGTGCGGGAGCTACCGGTGGCGGGACCGACGAAGTTTTTTTTGAGTCCGATCAAGCCGCGACAACCAGTTACACCTTAAGTAGCGGTAAACACGCACACACGGTCAGCCCAACAATAAATGCGGGTGTCACAATAACCGTGCCGAGCGGAGCAATTTTAGTTATTCTTTAATTATGGCCTTAAACATTAATGGGACTACTGGTATTTCTGGGGTTGATGGAAGCGTTTCGGCTCCCGCTTTAACCGGAACGGATAGTAACACGGGTATTACATTCCCCGCCGCTGACACTATTAAGTTTTCAACTGGTGGTGTTGAACGTATGCAGATTACAAATAGCGGTATCTCTGGTACTGGTATTAGTGATGGCGGTTTATCAATGGTAGATATGTATTTTTTGAAACAAAATGTTGCTGTTGGTAATGACACTGAAGCAGATTTAGATAGTTATTTTGATAGAATGACAGTTTATCCTAACTCAGCTTTCACAGGAATTGGTACAGGTATGACTAAAAGTGGTGCAATATTTAGTTTTCCTTCTACAGGTCACTATGAAATAGATTTCCATGCACAATTTTCTTGTCAAGGGTACGACTCAGCAAGATACACACACGCTGATATAGTCTACACAGTAGATGATAGTAATTATAATGTTCTAAATAGGTCAAGAGGTCAGAGTATTGAATATCCAACTAATTTAGGTAATCGTTTTTCTTTTAATATAACAACAGCAATATTTGATGTAACAAATATTTCAACACATAAAATTAAATTAAGAGTTCAACACGATCAACCATATCTAATTTTTGGAAGTACCACTGAAGTAACTACTTACTGTATATTCAAAAAAATTGCAGATACCTAAATGATACATACAAAACATTCAGCTTTAGAATCTTTAAAACCATTTAGTAAATATATTTGGTATGGCGAGGATTATTCTGGTTTAAATTGGTTAGATACAGGTACAGCACCAACTGAATCTGAAATAGATGCTGAAGTAATTAGACTAACTAATGCAGAACCTATGAGACTTTTAAGAGTGGAAAGAGATAAATTATTAGCAGCCTGTGATTGGAGAGCAAGTTCTGATTTAACACTTTCAACAGCTTGGAAAACATATCGTCAAAGTTTGCGTGATTTACCTGCGAGCAGCACTCCAACTCTTGATTCTGATGGTAATTTAGATATGAGTTCTGTTACCTTTCCTACCGAACCAAGTTAACAATGACAGCAAAGATTAAGCTAAACGCAGCATCAGGTGGTGGGTCTTTCAGCATACAAGCACCCTCGTCATCTAGCAATAACAGAGTCTTTACATTACCTGATTCAGCAGATGCAACATTTTTAACAAGTACTACAGCCGTTGGTGGGATTCTCCAAGTTAAATCAACAACAAAAAAAGATGGATACGTTGCTACGAGTGCTCAAGGTTCATTCACTGACATAACAGGCTTAAGTGTTGATATTACCCCAACTTCTACTAATAATAAAATTTTAATATTTGTTCATGTTCATATAGCAGTAGCCGGAAGTTATGGAGGACAAGTTATAAGACTTGCAAAAACTGTTGGTGGTTCAACAGATAATACATTTGCAGCAGCAGACGTTGATGGTAATAGGGCAAGAGGTACTATAAAAGCTGTAGGTAGTGGAGCTAATGGTTATCAATATCCAGTAGCACATAGCATGATGTACTTAGATACTCCTGCAAGCACAGATGCACATACATATAAATTGCAACACGGTGATAATGATGGTACAAACACTATTTATATTAATTTGTCTGCTTTAGATACAAATTTATCAGGTTATGCAAAATTAATTTCTAATATAACCGTAATGGAAATTGCTCAAGGAGTTTTATAATGGATCATTTCGCAGTCAGAAAAGCATATCCAAACATCACTGTAACTGATGATTCTTTCGTTGATTATGGCTTAGATAAAGATGGAAATAAAGTGTCAATAGTTCAATCGAAAGTTGATGCTGCAAGAGCTGAACTTGATAAATTAAAGTATAAAACCGATAGAACAATAAATGGTTCTACTGTTTATGCTTCTTTTGGAGATCAACTTGATATGTTGTATGCCGATATGCTTGCAGGTAAACTAGATACAACTGGAACGTGGGCTACCCACATCAAAGCGGTTAA